CGCGAACCTGCGCGGCGCGAACCTGCACGGCGCGGACCTGCACGGCGCGCACCTGCGCGGCGCGAACCTGACCTGCGCGGACCTGCACGGCGCGCACCTGCGCGACGCGGACCTGCACGACGCGCACCTGCACGGCGCGAACCTGCACGGCGCGAACCTGTGCGGCGCGAACATTGATTTTTCTTGCTGGCCACTCTGTTGTGGCTCGCTTGGTGTGCGCGTGGATAAAAAAATAGCCGTACAGCTCATGTATCACGCCTGTGCGCTAAATTGTGATGATTCGGAATATTTGGCGGTTCGCGCCGCCTGCCTTGATTTTGCGAATCAGATGCACCGCGACGATGTGCCGAGGCTGGAGTTTAAGAAAGTCGAAACTGAAAGGGATAAAAATGGAACCGGAAACGAAACAGAAAATTATGTGGGCTGAACACGCGGCGCGGTGGGAGCCGCCGCAACGGCACTACGGCCCGTGGAACCCGTGGAAGGACGCGCGCCCGATGAAGGCAACGCCCCGTCTGGTGTGGGCCGAGGTGACGCGGGGCAACGACACGCGCACCTACTGCGACTGCGATTGGGCAGAAAAACAGAAAGGCCGCTGACGGAAAGGACGCCAGCGGCGGGACGAACAAACAACAAAAGAAAGGGTAACACATGGACTTGCAAGACTGCAACTACGACAAGTGGAAGACACAAGAGCCGGACGGCTTCTGGGACGATGACGACTTGGGCGACGCGGAGGCGGCACTGTTCGACGCGGCGGCACGCTGGCGGCGGGACAACTATGCCAAGATTCGCGCGCTGTTCGAGGACTACATGAGCGCGCTGCGCGATGCGTGGGAGGCCACCACGCGCGCGGACTTTGACGACTGCGCCGATGAGTTCCTGCCGCCAAGCGGTATAGAGGACGAATACGACGCCGCACGCCGCGAGGTGAATCTTTACGAACACAAGAAACGCCAGGGCAAACACCTGGGCAACCTGTAGCAAACAACCAACGAAAGGAACTGAACATGAGTTTTAAGCCGGCAACAAAAAAACAACTTAAATTACGCTTGGGAATTGTCGCCCCGGCGGGCGCGGGCAAGACGTTCACGGCACTGGCCGTGGCGCGCGGGCTGGTAGGGCCGCAGGGCAAGATTGCGCTAATCGACACCGAGCACCGCAGCGCGGAAAAGTACGCCGACCTGTTCGACTTTTCTGTGGACTACATTACAGACAACTGCGCGCCCGCCAGGTATGTTGAGAAAATCCACGACGCGGCAAAGGCGGGATTCGACTGCATAATAATCGATTCGCTGTCCCACGCGTGGAACGGGCCGGGCGGCGCGCTGGAGATGGTGGACAATGCAAGCCGCCGCGCGAAAGGCAATAGTTATGTCGCGTGGCGAGATGTCACGCCGGAACACAACCGGCTGGTAGATGCCATGCTGTCCGCGCCCGTACACATCATCGCCACACTGCGCGCGAAGACGGAGTACATTCTGGAAACCATTGGCGGTAAGCAGGTGCCGCGCAAGATCGGAATGGCCCCGATACAGCGTGAAGGCATGGACTACGAGTTCGACGTGGTGGCCGACATGGACCACGAGCACGCGCTGATGATCACCAAAACCAGGTGTGCCGCCCTGGACGGTAAGACGTGGATCAAGCCGGGCACACAGTCCGAACTTGTCACCACCCTGCGCGACTGGCTGGACGCGGGCGACCGGGCCGAACCCGCCGTGGTGCCGGACGCGCCTGTAGACCAGGGTGCCGCCAGCATGGACGCCGCCGACGCGCACCGGCAGATCATGCGCGAGATTTTGTCCGCACAAAAAACGCTGGCATGGACTAACGAGGAGATGGGCGTATTCGCGCAGGCGACCTGCGGCAAGCCCGCGCGCGATGCGTCCTTGATTGAACTGGAAACGCTGGCTGCTGCACTGGCCGTCCAGATTGAAATTGCAGAAAAAGCGCGGTTCGCATAACCGCAAAACAACCAACCCCAACAGGAGATTAGACAATGGGAAACAACGATTACATGGACTGGAACGGGACTATCACAAACGACTCGGCCGCGCAAAACCTGCTGTCACCCGGCACATATTCGTTCCGCGTGACGAAACTGGACAAGACGACCAGTAACAGCAGCGGCGCGCCGATGGCGGTAGTGACACTGGACGTGTATGACGGCGCACAATCGGCCAGTGTTATTGAGTACCTGGTGCTGACCCGCGCCAGTGAGTGGAAGTTGTCGGCGTTCTTCCGCGCACTGGGCCTCAAAAAACATGGCGAGCCGTTCGTCATGAACTGGGACGCCATCGAGGGCTGCACCGGCCGGGCCGAGGTGTTTGTCGATGAGTATACACGCTCGGACGGCGGCATCGGAAAAAAGAATAAGGTGCGCCAGTATTTGGACAAGGACGAGGCTCAAGAGAACCTGCCCACCGAAGATGGCGAAACCATACCGTTTTAACGCGTCATTGTGACGCACCCCGGCGGCGGGTGTCCCTGGATTTGCGCCCGCCCGCCGGGTAACAAAACACGGAAGGAACAAGCATGGAAAAGCGGGAGCGAATATATAAGTTTAACGTTGTGCGCCAACAGTACAACGGTGTACAGTTCCGTTCCCGGCTGGAGGCACGGTGGGCTGTCTGGTTCGATGCTATGGGCATCCCATATGTCTATGAGCCGGAAGGCGTGGTGTTGTGGCGCGGCGGCGTGTACCTGCCGGACTTCTACCTGCCCCGCCACCATGGCGGCGTATATTGTGAAGTCAAACCGGACAGTTTCACCGAGGAGGAGAGGAAGAAATGCCGCATGCTGTGCCGCATGACGCAACACCCGGTGATTCTGCTGGACGGAGCGCCGGAACCCATTATATATCCCTGCTATTTATGGGACGCGACCATAGCCCCATCCGGCGACATTTACGAGACGGACGTGGTGCTGCACGCCGCATGTACACACACGGAACGGCGGTTTTATTCTGGTTGCGGCGAGGCTGACCGCTGGAACGTGGGGACTATGGCGACCGACCGCGCGCTGGACGCCTATCGTGCTGCGCTAGGCGCATTCAGCGGGGAGGCCGGCCATGCTGAGTGATTACATGTCCATACCCACGCCGCAGGGCGGGCGCAACCACGCACTGTATTGCGCCGCATTACAGGGCCGCGAAGAAGGGTACAGCGAATCCGAGTTAACTGCCATGCTAACCGCCAAGGCAACCGCCGACGGGCTGGACGCCGCCGAAATCCACGCCACGCTGTGCAGTGCGTTCAGCAAACCGCTCACCACGCCGGACCCGGACCGGATGGCCTGGCATTCCACTATCGGCGCGCGCAAGGAATACTTGGCATGGAACGCCACCATTAGCGCAGAGAAATGCGGACTGCCGCCAATACCGCACACGCCGCAACCGCGCCAGGACTGGCAGACACGCGATGCCGTGGACTACCTGAACGCGCTGTATCAGAACGATGACATTGTCAGTTATAACGTCAAGTTCACGCGCGACAAGGACGGCGTATGCCGGCCGGCGGGGCGGGGCATATATGTTCGCCATGTGGCCGACCTGCTGGAAGATTTGGGCAAAGGCACTACAGCCGAACGGCTGCATGTGGACCCGGCATGTGGCGCGTGGGTGCGCCTGAACCCGACAGACGGAAAGGGCATACACGACCGGAATGTGGTTGATTTTCGGTACGCGCTAGTGGAAGCGGACGGGCCGCCGATAGAAACACAATGGCACGTCATTAATAAATTGCGCCTGCCCTGCGCCACCGTGGTACACAGCGGCGGGAAGTCATTACACGCCGCCGTGCGCATTGACGCCGGGAACGATGCCGCCGAATACGCCCGGCGCGTGGCAAAACTATACGGCGTGCTGGAAGCGCACGGACTGAAGATTGACACGCAGAACAAGAACCCGTCCAGGCTGTCCAGGTTGCCGGGGGTGCCGCGCGGCACGGGCAAACAGTATTTAGTCGCCCGCAATATTGGCCTGCCGTCCTGGGCCGAATGGATTAAACACATTGACGAGGCCGCCGATGGCGTGCCGCTGCCTGAATCGTGGGCTGAGTTGCGGCTGAACCCGCCGCCATTATCGCCTGAAATCATTCATGGCATCCTGCGGCGCGGACACAAACTGCTGCTTGGCGGGCCATCCAAGGCTGGCAAATCGTACGCGCTAATCCAACTGGCGGCGGCGGTGTGCGCCGGAACCGACTGGTTCGGGCATCGGTGCGAGCAGGGTAACGTGCTGTATGTCAACCTGGAAATTGACCGGGCGTCATTCGTGCACCGCGTGGCCGCCGTGGAGAAATACGTCCCGTTCACGCCGGAGCGGCTGTCAGTCTGGAACCTGCGCGGGCATAACATGACCCTGCTAAAACTTAAGGAACGGCTGCGCGCGATTGTTCAGGGCAAATCCTTTGACCTGATTGCACTTGACCCCATCTACAAAATGAACGCGGGCGGTGACGAGAACAGTGCCAAGGACATGATCCAGTTCTGCAATTTTATTGAAGACATTGCCGAACTCACCGGCGCGGCGGTGTGCTTTGTCCACCACTTTAGCAAGGGCGAACAGGGTGCCAAGGCGTCCATAGACCGGGCCAGCGGCTCCGGCGTGTTCGGGCGCGACCCGGACGCCATCGGTACGCTGAGCAGCCTGGAAGGGAACGACCATGGTGGGTGTGGGTATCGGCTGGAGTGGACCCTGCGCGAATTTCGCAGCCCCGCGCCCGCGTCGTGGGTGTGGGATTGGCCCATTCACCGGCCCGCGCCGGAACTACAAGATAGGAAAGTCGCCGGGTGTGTGGGCCGTCCGTCTAGCATTAGTGTCGCTGACGTGATGAAAGCGTTAGACAACACGGATGATCACCGTCTTACTGCTATCGCGGACGTAATGGGCAAGCACAAGAATACCGTGCGCAACGCCATTGAACGCGGCACAACACTTGTCATTGAAAATGGCATAATTCGGAAAGTCACATGAGTACATTAATTCGTACATTAATTCCCAAATCGTACATAAATTACCCCCGTACAATAATACAGAAATCCTATATATATATTTTTTGGACAGTACATAAATTCCTTGGAGGAATTTATGTACAGTCCCTGGCCAATCCAAAAAATATAGCCCAGTATATACTCGCCGTTAGCGCGGCTGTATGCGCCAGCACACTGGTAAACCAGTTAGAAAGGAACGTATGAACCTATTGTTACAAATGTTTGTGCCCGGCCTGCCCGCAACGCAGGGCAGTAAGCGCCATGTGGGGCGCGGCATTATGGTTGATTCGTGTAAGCGCCTGCCGCAATGGCGCAACCTGGTGGCGTTCACCGCCGCCGCCAGCACCGCCGGTCGGCAACCCTGCGACACCGCCGTTGTCGTGCAGGTGACGTTTTACCTGCCCCGCCCGGCCGGCCACTACGGCACGGGCCGGAACGCGGGCGTGCTGCGCGCCACAGCACCCGCCTACCCGCTGGGCAAGCCGGACACGTCAAAGATGTTCCGTGCCGTCGAGGACGCCATGTCCGGCGTGGTGTACACGGACGACTGCCGCGTGGTGGAGATTCGCGCCGCGAAACGCTATGCGGACGAGACAACCGACAACAAGCCGGGCGCGCGTGTGCGCGTCTGGGTGGTGGATGAACAGGACGAACAACACACAAAGGAGAATGACGCATGACTGAAAAAGCAACAGTGTATTTTGCGGGCGTGCCGACAGCACCCGCGGTCCAGGCAATCCGGGACGCATACCCGGACCTGAAACCCGGCGACGTGGTGCGCTATGACGCGCTGGAAAAGATTATCGGCGAACCACGGTCGGCGAACAGGTGGAAGACCGTGGTAACGAAATGGCGTCACCGGATTGAAGTAGACGACAACCTTATGACGCGGGCAATCCCGAACACCGGGTATGAGGTGCTAGACGCCAAAGGGCGCATTGAGACGGCAGCTAACCAATGGAAACAGGGCGTGTGGCGGATTAAGGTCGCCGGGCACCGGGCAATAGAGACGGACCCGGAGGAATTGGACGAAGCCGGGCGGCATACGCGGCTGCATTTGATTGAGTATCAGGCGAAGATTGGCATGGCTCGGCGCGTGAGCCCGAAGCCAGTTGTATTGCCTGCGCCTGAGCAGAAGCAAGCGTAGCCAACACGCGGCACGGAAAGTTGAATCACGGAACGCGGCTCGGCGCGGCGTGGCCGGGCAAGGCAAGGCAAGGCGGGGCTCGGCACGGCATGGCCAGGCAAGGCTTGGCAAGGCAAGGAACATGGCCAGGCAAGGCGTGGCACGGCTTGGCACGGCGTGGCATGGCCAGGCGCGGCAGGGCAAGGCTTGGCGGGGCTTGGCTTGGCTGGGCCAGGCGCGGCAGGGCAAGGAACGCGGCAAGGCGAGGCCAGGCACGGCATGGCACGGCAAGGCACGGCTTGGCCAGGCGTGGCCAGGCATGGCGCGGCACGGCTGGGCATGGCACGGCTAGGCAAGGCAAGGCACGGCAAGGAACAAGGCACGGCTGGGCATGGCCAGGCTTGGCATGGCAAGGCATGGCAAGGCAAGGAACACGGCCCGGCAAGGCACGGCGCGGCAGGGCTTGGCGCGGCGCGGCGCGGCTGGGCAAGGCAAGGAACACGGCGCGTGTAGGCATAAGGCCGAACGCGGGCAAACAGCAAACGCGGTAAAAACCGCAAGAAAGGAACTGGACAATGAAACGATACGAAATCACACTGACAGGCGAAACGCCCCTACTCCACCACTACGACAACCTGGCGTTCGACGCGGTGATGAAACAGTGGACACTCGACCCGGCAAACAAAAAGAACAGCGTAGCGGGTGATGACCGCACCCCACCATTCCGCTGGATCGGCTACCTGTACCGATACGGCGATGTGGTCACGCTGCCCAGCGATAACCTGATGACCATGTTCCGAGAGGGCGGCATGAAATGCCCAACCGGCAAAGGGCAGCAGACCTTCAAGGCGTTGACCCAGTCCGGCATCGTGGTGGACCAGGCGCAATGGACGCTTACCACGCGCAAGGGCGCGGCGTACAGCGTCACCGGGATTGATGACCTTGTCAAGGTTGAGGACTTCGACGACCACGCGGCGTGGGCCAAAGAGCGCGGGTTTGAGTTATTTGTTAAGCGCGCGAAAATCGGCAACTCAAAACACGTGCGGGTGCGCCCCCGCTTCGATGACTGGTCGGCGACCGGGACGATAACGGTGCTGGAAAGCAAAATCACCAAGGACGTGTTGACAAACATTCTGGCGTTTGCGGGGTGCTATTCCGGGCTGTGCGATTGGCGGCCCAGTTCGCCGAAATCGCCGGGCAGTTTCGGGCGGTTCACGGCAACGATCAAGACAGTTTAATCACACGGAACGCGGCTTGGCCGGGCTTGGCACGGCCAGGCACGGCACGGCACGGCAAGGCGCGGCATGGCAAGGCAAGGCCCGGCGTGGCTTGGCATGGCTTGGCATGGCAAGGAACATGGCCAGGCTCGGCATGGCATGGCTTGGCCAGGCCTGGCAAGGCAAGGCAAGGAACATGGCCAGGCTCGGCGTGGCATGGCTTGGCATTGCACGGCACGGCCAGGCACGGCAAGGCATGGCAAGGCAAGGCCCGGCGTGGCAAGGCAAGGAACATGGCCAGGCAAGGCGTGGCCAGGCAAGGCAAGGCACGGCAAGGTAAACCGGCGGGGGTCGACGCGGCCCCCGCCAAACAACTCGAAAGGAAAAAACATGAGACACAAGACAACAACGAACACGCGCAACGAGGACAGTATAGAATATATTTTAGACTGGTTTTATGGAGGATATGATGATTGGAAACTTGCGAAAATAGACCCACCACTACAAGAACAAGATGAAAAAGCGCTTCGTGCTTTGTACAAAATTTACAAGAAACATGGAGTTCAAAGGCCGACGCCGGACAATCCGTTACCAATTATTAGATTGGAAGACGATGCGGACAAGGAGACAACATGAAAGGAATGACTATGGAATGGCAGAACCCCAGCCCCGCCGCGAAGATTGCGCGGCTGATCGGCGCGGAGCCGTACCTGTCAGCGGACGAAAACGACGCGGTGCTGCTGGCAGACTTCGCCGAACGGAACGCGGGCGTGCTTGAGTGGCACGGGCTGGGCGGAAAGGTGGTGAAATAATGGTTCGTCTAACCGACTTGCATCACCCCCGACGTGTGTGGTATGATGGGCGCATGCTAACGATACAACATACACAGTTTAAGCACGGTGATTTAAGCCTCCACGGGTATGCACATTTGTGTTGTACCGTTAGCAACGTGGGGGCTTTTTTTGTTTTCAACAGGAGGCAATGTAATGGTGTGTAATGTAGTTATCGACCCTGAATTTGAAAGCCTTATCCCGCCACTGGCAGAGGATGAATATCGCGGTCTGGAAGAAAGTATTCTTGCCGATGGTGTGCGTGATGCGCTTGTAGTTTGGAGCGCTTACGGGATACTGCTTGACGGACACAACCGAAAGCGTATTTGTGACAAACACAGCATTGATTATCCCGTGAAAGAAATCCTGCTTGATGATCGCCGCGCCGCGCGTATCTGGATACGAAATAATCAGATGTCCCGCCGCAACTTGAACGCCGCGCATAAACTGGAATTGCAGTTTGCCAACAAGGATGAACTGTTGGCGGTAGGGCGGGAGGTCATGTCGGAAAAAGGAAAGCAGGGCCGTGCTAAACAACTTGGGGGTGTGTCAGTAATTGACATACCCCAAGACGAAACACCTACCACGCGCGAAAAGATAGCCGCGGCCGCGGGTGTGGCAACTGGTACCGTGGCAATGGCTGAGGTGGTTCGCAAGGAATCGCCGGAACTGTGGGATAAGGCGAAGGCTGGGGATATCACAATCAACAAGGCCTACACCACACACAGGCAAGTTAAGCGCCGCGCGGAGGTTAAACAGCAAATCGAATCCGTTGAGGCGCAAGAGGTGAAGGCGCTGGCGGGTGTGTACGACGTAATCGTTGTTGACCCGCCATGGCCCATGGAAAAGATTGAGCGGGATGTTGCGCCCGAACAAGTAGCGTTTGAATATCCAACCATGGGCCTTGACGAAATCCGCGAGATTGAAATTCCTGCCGCGGATGATTGCCATGTGTGGCTATGGACAACCCACAAATTTCTCCCCGAAGCGTTTGATATTCTTGGGGCATGGGGGATGAAGTATATCTGTACCTTTGTCTGGCACAAGCCCGGCGGATTCCAGCCATTCAACCTTCCGCAATACAACTGTGAGTTTGCCCTGTATGCGCGCCGCGGCACACCACCCTTCCTTGACCTTAAGAACTTCCCTACCTGCTTTAATGCGCCCCGCGGAAAGCACAGTGAAAAGCCGGGTGAGTTTTACGACATGGTGCGACGGGTGACGGGAGGGCGGCGACTGGACATGTTCAACCGTCGCAGTATCGAGGGCTTTGATGGATGGGGAAAGGAGGCTAAGTAATGGCGGCGCGGAATTGGGCAACAGAAAAGCGATGGTCTGACATTTATCTTAACGAGATTAAGTCAATCCTTGGAGTGTACCTGATTGGCGAGCCACCCATTGAAGAGGACATGCAGCACAACACAGATTTGATTTCATTGCGCATGGAGCCTGTAAGGGTTGCCTGTCGTGTCCGCAGGGCTAAATACCTTAAGTATTATGGCGACCAATTCACAATACGCGAGGGATTCCCGAACGGAGCAAAATCTGAACTTCCAAAGATTGTGGAGGGATGGGGTGACTATTTCTTCTACGCATTCGAGGGAAATGATGGGCGGATTGTCAAGTGGACACTTGCAGACCTGAAAGTATTTAGGGCTACTTTTAATCGCTACATGGCAAAAAATCAAGGCGCGCTACTTGGCAAGCGTATGGAAAATCACGGCGAGCATGATAGTTATTTTCGCGCTTTTTATTGGAGTGCGTTCCCATCTGAATTTATTGTCGCACGGGAGGAGGCCACATGAAGCACACTATCCTAAAAGGAATGACTATGGAATGGCAGAACCCCGGCCCCGTCGCGCGGTATTGCACCGGCTGCGGGTGCCCGATGATATGCGGGCGGCAGGTGACAACAGCCAACACCGCCGCCGACATGACGGATGACAACACCTGGGCAATGTGCCCGGTGTGCGGCGCGACATTGATAGACATCAACGGCAGCCCGGTATGGGCAGAAAGGGCCGAAAATGAAACGCCTAATCGTTAAAGGCATCGCAGGCTATGCCGACGCATGTGAGCGCCTATACGAGGCCACACATTCCAATTTCCAGCGCGGGCAAATGCTGGGCTATATCAACGCCTTGGAGGCCATCGGCGGTAGGCACGCCAAGAAACTACAAGACAAACTCAAACATACCTACAATGGATGGATAGACGAAATGAACAAGGAGGCCGACCAATGAAACGCAACCCCGCCGCGAACTGCGGCAACTGCCCATACTGGGCATCGTGGATAGGAACAGGCAGTCCCGACCATATAGGGGAATGCCGACAAACAAGCGTCAAGCCAAACGATAAAAATCAACGGTGGGAGACGACGGGGGCTAACGAGTGGTGCGGCCAGCACCCGGACTTCTGGGAGCAGGCCGAGATAACCAACACCTGCCCGTCCTGCTGGCCCGCCAGCGACAACGAGCGCCACGACAATGACGCCCGCGAATAATAACCGCGCCCGCTGGCAGGGCTGGACGCCGTCGCGCCGCGACCGATTCGAGCAGTGGCTGTGCCGCCGCCTTGACGACACGCCGGACCTGTACATCTGCCGCGCCGCGTGGTTCGGCTGGCTGGACCAGCAATGGCGCGAATGGCAGGCCATGCAGCGCGAGATGGGCTGGCCCAAAAACTGGGAACGCAAAAAATGAAAACACCCTACCCGTGGTTCGGCGGGTAGCGGTTCGCGCAAACGTTAGGTATTGCGCCCCAGCCATAACCTGTAGTAGAATAGCGCCATGATCAATGACAGCGCACTAAACCTAATCAAACAGGCTGAGGGCTTGCGCCTGACGGCATACAAATGCCCGGCAGGTGTGTGGACACTCGGCTACGGGCATACGCGCTATGTGCGCCAAGGACAACAGTGCACCGAGACACAGGCCGAGGTGTGGCTGATGGACGACCTGCGCGAGTCCGAGCAGGCCGTGGACTACCTGGTCAAAGTGCCGCTAACCGACAACCAGCGCGGCGCATTGGTGTCGTTTGTGTTCAACGTCGGTGCGGGCAATTTCGCGAGCAGCACACTGCTGCGCAAACTCAACGCGGGCGACTATGCCGGCGCAGCGGACGAGTTCCGGCGATGGAACAAGGCAAGCGGCAAGGTGCTGGCAGGACTGACACGCCGACGCGCCGCCGAGGCCGAACTGTTCAGCGCTGCCGCGCCGACACCTGCCGCGCCGCTAATCACCTATCACCGGCGTAAACCGAACAAAGCCACAGCCAACGCAACGCGCACACTACAAAGCGCATTACAAACACTGGGACTATACACAGGCGACGTTGATGGATGGCCAGGACGCGCAACCAGCGACGCCGTCGAACGCCTGATAGGCTACCGACTGAAGGGGGAATCATGATCCTCGCACGGCGCGGGCCACAACCCCTCATCTATCTTCCCTCCAACTTCCTTCCCTGCGGTCCCGCGCCGTGCACGATTTCATTCCGTTCAGTCCCTTTCATATGCCCGTGGCCGGGTTACCCTTTCGCCCGGCTGCGGGCAAACTTAACTGAGGTAACGCCATGGTAAAACTGCTAGCGATTTTGGCGCGTGCGCGTGCACTGCACGGGGCGCTGTCAAGCGAGACAACGCGGCGTCAGTGGTGGGTGACGTTTCCGGTTGCGGTTGCGGTTGCAGCGGCGGGTTATTTTTTGCCGCCTATCGCGGGTGAGGAGGTGGCCCTGGCGCTGACGACGGTGCTGATAGCCGCACTTGCCCCGCTTGTGTCGCGCGTAGTTGGATATCAGGACAAGACAGATTTGCCTTACGCGGAGGTGTACGTGATCGCCGTCATGCGTCGGCGGGAGCGGGTGTGGCGTGCGTTTAGCGGTACGCTGCTCGACGCACACGCGGAGGGGTATGACTGGGCGCAGGACGCGGACGGGAATTTGTACGACGCGCAGAGCGGCCGGTGTGAGGGCGTGGTCATGCGGGAGGCGGTGGCGGCGATCAAGGAGTTGCAGGGTGCTGGCAGCACGTCCAACGCGCCGGATTTGGGGGTATGCGCGGATAACACCGATAGAGAGGAGTGATGAACGCATGGCGGAATATAACCATGAGTTGTGTGTCAAGTTACACGCGGATATTGAGCACCGGCTGGAGCGGGGAGACCAGACCATGAACGCGATTTATAAACTTTTGCGCGGTAACGGGGATATCGGACTTGTGACGCGATTGGACCGGCTGGAGCAGATGTACACGCGCAACCAGTCATTATTATGGCGATTCTTGACGCCCGCGCTGCCGCTGATTTACGGGATTGTCGCGGCGGCGATTGTGCTGTATTTGCAGAGCTAAAATGAAAACATTCAATCTTAAAAACTTAACGCCGAACCCAGCGAACCCGCGCGTGCTGCGTGATGACCAGTACAAAAACCTTCTGGCGTCCATCAAGCGCGACCCTGAGTTCCTGTCTAAGCGGCCCGTAGTACACGCAGATAATATAATCCTCGGCGGCAACATGCGTTACCGCGCGCTGCTTGAGGCGACGCGGGACCCGGATTTCCGCGCGGCGATCGGCACCAAGAAAGAGGGCGAAGTCCCGGAGGCGTGGGTATTGGATGCGTCCGAGTTTAGTGAAGAACAGCGTCGCCGCTTCGTGATTGTCGACAACGCGCCGGACGGGATGAGCGGTGATTGGGATTGGGATATACTGGCAAACGAATGGGGCGACGTGGACCTGTGCGATTTGGGAATGGACGTGCCGGAGGTGGAGGAGGTATCACTACTGTCTGAAGATGGGCCTAAAAAAGCAGGAAATGTGTCTGTTCGCATCGACTTCCCACAAAAAGTTTATTTGATCGCCCAATCTGAAATACAAGAGCGCATTGATTCTATCGCGTCAGAATATGGTGGAGAGGCCTTCTATTAATGGTCATAGGTAAATTATGCTTCGGCAAAGATGATTTTACTTATGGTCTAGAATTGTGCCTGCATAAAGCAGGCCGGACAGCCTATTCCGTGACAGAAAAAACAGTCATGGGTTGTGACCTGCTGCTTGTTACCGCATTCTGGTTTTACGACGCCTATCACCTCAAGGCGTTTTACGATAAAGCAGGCCTTAGCCTTGATAGCAAAGACAGGCCTAAAATTTTAATAGGCGGTATGCAGGCGACCATGTCGCCGGAAATATTTTCGCATATGGCAGACTGGGTTTTTATTGGCGACGGCGACGATCACTTAAAAATGATATTGGACGATATTGAGGCCAGGAAAGAGCCGGAAAGCCCTTATCTGTACACGCGTCATATGGATACAATTCCAAAACCTGCGGAGTGTATGCCGTCCGCTTTCAAAATCAGCAAAGGCGGGAAGCGCGATGTAACGCGGATCGAGATAGCGCGCGGGTGTAAATACAAGTGCCCGTTTTGTGCAATCTCGAATCTCAAGCCCTACCGTGAGGTGAAGTATGAAGATGTTGTCCCGCTTCTAAAGAATGTACGCGGCCCAATCTCCTTGTTTGCACCCGAGCGAACCATGCACACGGAATGGGCGAAATATAAGGCGCACATAAAAGACAGTGGATTGCGTGATTTAGGCCAAGATGCACGACTTGAGCGCATCACAGACATAGAACATGCAAGCGTTACTGTCGGCATCGAGGGGATAAGCGAGCGACTACGCAAAACAATACATAAGCCATTCACGGATGACTATATCATCGAACAATTCAGGTCGTTCGTTGAGAGCCGCAGGGGAATCGGCATGATCTCCGCGTACTTTATCGCCGACCTTCCCGGCGAAAATAAAGAAGACTGGGCCTCGATATGGAATTTATTTGAGCGATTAGAAAAGGAACAGTTCACGCGGCGCATGACATTTAAGCCTGTCCTGAACCCCCTGTCACCTAAGCGATATACAAAACTGAATAATGCTATTGTGAGGCCATTTGTTGATTATGAAACGCAATGGATAAGCCTGCTCCGGAGGGGCGGTTCAAGTCAATGGGGATTTCGGCTTGTGGAAACACTTGTATGGGGTCCGTGGGAACGCATGCTGGATGTTCTTGTCAATAAGGGCGGGCATAAATCATGGGATGTTATTTCCAGACTACCCGCGAAAGTTATCACAAGTAAGCCGCCAAAATCTGAACGCCGCAAATTAGCGACCATGCTACTGAAAGAATGTCGGAATGTAGGCCTTACAGATGAATTGTTAGGGATTGCGGTATGAAGGCCAACACACCCAATCCAACTGCTAAAAAAAGGCATACGGGTGGGAAACAAGAACATAAGCCCACAGACCAACAGCGGGCGATGGTCCGCGCTTTGGTCACAGCCGGGCTTACACAGGACCGGACGGCTGCGGTGATCGGCATCAACAAAAGCACGCTGATCAAGCACTACAAAAAAGAACTTGAAGGTGCGCGGGACGAAGCGTTAGGCCGGAATACGGTCGCGCTAATGAAGATGGCAGCCAACGGCAACGCGGCGGCAGCGATCTACCTGCAAAAATGCCTGGGCGGGCGCGAATGGAACGAGCGCAACCAGACCGAGCACGAGGGAACAATCACATTGAGGGTGGTATATGGCGAAAGAGATTAAAATCCACCTTCGCAACCCGCACGCCAAACAGCGGGAGTTTCTTGATTCCAAAACCAAGCGGCGCATCATCCGCGCGGGGCGCCGCGGCGGCAAGACGGTTGGCATGGCGATCTACGCGGTTGAGATGTTTCTTGCGGGGCGGCGCATACTGTATGCGGCACCGACACAGGACCAAGTAGCAACGTTCTGGTTTGAGGTGTGCGAGGCCTTGCGTGAGGCCGTGGACGCAAACGTATTCACCAAGAACGAAACCAACCACACGATTGAACTGGCGCACACCAAACAGCGCATACGCGCCAAGACAGCATGGAACGCGGATACACTGCGCGGCGACTATGCGGACGTGCTTATCCTTGATGAGTTTCAGTTAATGTCCGAGGACACATGGGACACGGTAGGCGCGCCGATGCTGTTGGACAATGACGGCGACGCGATATTCATCTACACGCCGCCTTCGTTGCGTTCTTCAGGTGTGAGCAAGGCGCGCGACCCGCGACACGCCGCGCGATTATTCAAGCAAGCACAGTCCGACGACAGCGGGCGGTGGGCTGCGTTTCATTTCGCCTCGCACGATAACCCGCACATTTCAAAAGAAGCACTGGACGAAATACGCAGCGACATGACGGCGACCGCGTATCGGCAGGAGATCCTGGCTGAAGACGTGGACGAGGCCCCAGGCGCATTGTGGAAACGTGAACTGATCGAGATGCACCGCGTTGCGACCGCGCCAGCATTCGATCGCGTGGTGATCGGCGTGGACCCGTCTACGACCAGCGGCGGCGACGAGTGCGGCATCATCGCGGGCGGCAAGGCAGGCGATACTTATTACGTGATCGGAGACCACACGCTGCAAGGGCCGCCGATTGCGTGGGCACAGAAGGTTATCGCGGCGTTCGGGCTGCACGAGGCGAACCACGTTGTGTATGAGACCAACCAAGGCGGGGAGATGGTCGCGCAGACGTTGAAGACGGCGGGTGATGTGCCGATGCGCGGCGTCCATGCGTCACGAGGAAAGGCCGTCCGCGCCGAACCGATCAGCGTGTTGACCGAAAACGGCAAGGTGAAATTTGTGGGCGATTTCCCGAAACTGGAAAACGAGTTATGCACATGGGAACCCGGCAGCGCGAACAGCCCGAACCGGCTTGATGCGTTTGTGTGGGCGATCACGGAACTGTCCACACGCACGGTGGGCGCAGCGAGGTTGTATCATTGAGCGTGTACGACTATCCTGTATTTGAGCCGAAAAAACAAGGGCGACT